GGTATCACCAAACCAAACCTTGCGATCTTTCTGCTTCGCAGATCGCCCTTTCGCTCTGAAAGCGAATTTGCGTTTAAGGGTAGCATACGCTTCCAAATCCTTCGGCATAACCGCAGGTCAGACGGCATGTCATTCATATAGACATCCATCCTATGTATTGTGCATCCGGATTATCGAGTAGCCATTGCTTGCGCAATGCATTCTGATAAGCCCAATTGATTTGATGCGTTAACTCATCATGAGAATCGCACATGTATGGCACTCCTTATCTGCAAACATCCAAGACCCACACTTATTGCAGCGCATTACAGGTTCTTGAGTGTCAGTTGATTCTGCTAGGTTTTTAGTTCCCACAGCACAACACTTTAGGCATTGATAAACTCTAAAGCCATCAGCTTCTGGGTATCCGTCTAACCACTCAAACTCAGTATTGGCTGAACAGAAGTTACATCTAAAATTAACCATCTTTACCAGCCCATCCAGTCCCTCTAAAGATCGTAGGCACAGCTGTATAGACACGCCTTAAAGGTGCATTGCATACTTGACAATGAGGGATTTTATGATCCATTGGTAAATCCAATACAATCAATGACCCCTCACCATCGCACATGTAATCGTAATTAGGCATGATACGGAATTCGGTTTATTGCATGGCAGGAATAGCATCGAAGCAGATCGCCCTCATGAAGTAATCTGTCATCGTTGCATAGATCGCAAGTAACCATTGATGGCTCTACTTTTACTCCGTCATCCGTAAAGGTGGCAGTTAAGCCAGAGCCGTCAATTATTTGTAATTCACCCATTTATTCACCTCCTTCAAAATACCATTTTCCATTAGCTGTGAGTTTTGCCCACTTAGGTGAACATTCTTTTGCTTTGCATACATAACCTCGATACGGCTTGCCCCCTTTAGATATTCCCTCTTTAAGAATATGACCATGCTGACATGCAGGTGGCTCATTAGGTATTGATGCACCAATTTCAGCAACAACATCACCAACAGACCAAGCAACCGGTTCAGGCTCTTTCTTATCAGCTGCAAAACTATCTCTTAAAATTGTTTCGATTTGTGCTGACTTAGATCCGGCTTTGCCATACATATTTTGACGGCTTTCTAGCTTCTCCTTAAAAGATTGATCTGCCTTAACAGTTTCCATGCTGTCTTTTGTAGCAGTCTTGTTTGAGCCTTTAAGAATTATTATTGCCCTTCCCAAACTACTGCTGGCAGTATCCTCTACATACCATTTTTTCATATTAGCCATATAGGTTTCTCTAGATCCAAATGCAATGTTGCTAACTGCTGGTGCTGGATCTGCTGCATCTCGCCACAAAGTTGCTTGCACCAAGATATAACCCTTTTCAGGATCATGGCTGATAACTGATATATCAGATCGACCCATTGGATAATTGGCAATGAACCATTTGTTCAAAGTAGCCACATCCTCATAATCCTCAAGATTAAATGCCATTAGAGATCATCTCCTTTTTTGAAGTCGCTGTCGATTTCGGCATCATAAACTGTTTTGTAGATACCGATATATGCTGCAATGTCCACAAGACTGTCGTGATGTCCTGGGCTTTCCTGCAAACGACTAATTTTTTGCAAGATGTTAAAGATACAGATGTCATGAGGCATGACTGGGTATTCCAAATATGAACTGACCAGTTTTGAGATTCGCTCCATGTTGTAGTAAGGATGCCCATACACGACACCTCTTGACTGGATAGTTGTGATGGCTTCATCAAATAACTGCTCAGTTTTTGTCATAATCAAAGACTTCATCTGACTGCTGCTTAATGTCAATCATTCTGCGGTGCATATCCCAACCCACTGCCCTGCCACGCCAATAGCCACGATTGTAGATTTCGGTTTGCCATAAATTAACTGCATAGGCTAATAAGCCGGTTGCTATCATGAACCATAAAATAGTGATTCCGTTAATTTTCATTTTGTTGCCCACTCCCTTATTTGCTTAGGCATTGCGACAGGATTTCTGTCATCAATAACTGTATATCTTGCTCCTGACGGATGGATTGATGGTGCGGTTGCAACATAACCCTTCCACTTAATATCAATTCCATCAACTAATTTGCCTTTGAATACATCAGATTTTGCAGTTGTGTAATAAAGATGTAAGCCATCACCCGTTTGAACTGTGTAAGTCGGCTCAAACTCTGGTAACAATTTGCCACCATTGCGGTAATCAATATCAAACACGACCAAGCCTGACTGATAACAGGCAATTCCAATGTTGATATTTTCATCATAATCAAACCAAAAGTTGATAAGTTTCTGGTCGGTTGTAGCTGATAAATAAGCCCTTTGAGCCAAGTCAAAGTGCGGATCTTTCTTGCGTGGCAACAATGGCAAAACTGCCCATCCTCGCTGCGCATAATCTAAGGCTGTGCCTCGATTACTTGTATCTAGTAACATGTCGCTCCCTACATATCCACAGACCATCTGTGAATACATAAAGTTTGACCTAAATCAAGTCTTTTATCTATCTGATTTACGGCGTGTTCTATAACGATTAGATAACGCCAATATCCTCAAGATCATCGATATGGTCATCAATCGACCGGTCGTGATAATCGGTTTCACGCCCCATAAGACTTTCCAAGAGCTGTGAAACTGCCATCTTTGTTGATCGGGATCATCTGCACGCTCATGTTCTTGCCATCCCATTCCATCAAAACTATGCCCATTTGCCAGTTAGCCAAGCCCTTAGTATAAGAGGCTTTTGCCCTGTTCATAAGGTTGCCTGTTTCAACCCCGTAAAGGGGTCTGTAAGCCCCGTAGAGCCCCTCTGAGTAGGCAGACATACCCAACCTATGGGTGTGACCACAAACCACGCTCTTTCCTGCCTTTTTGGCAAGATTTAGGGCAGTCTGTCCAGCGTTAGGGTTCATGTTGCCTTCATCGCCATGAGCCAAGATCCAGCCCTTTTCAAATTCATAGAATGTTTTATGAAAGGTAATGCCCATAGAATCAAAATCCATGAACTTGGAATATTGCAATTCGGGAAGTGAGATCATTCCCGGAACTTTTAATAAAGTGTTATATAAGCGATCAGTATGATTACTGCGGATAATATGAGCTTCTCGGCTGTGCTCTGTGAGAGCCCAAAGGATTTCTTGAGTAGCTGTGCGGTCATCATCCAAAGTTTGTTGATAAGCCAAAGGTGTTTTCTCAGCCCATCGGCTAATTGTTTGAAAATCGATTTCATCGCCAACGCAAAGGACACTATCAAACCTCTCTCGCTTGGCTAACTTAATTACATTCTTGACTGCTACTTCATGGTGGTATGGGATTTGTAAATCCGAAATTACCAAGTATCGCTTAATCGTCATCCTCATCGTCAGTTGGATCTATGGATGGGATAATCCCACCATCGCCCACAATCCAATCAGGGAATGTCTTATGTTCAGTCATCAACCAAAAAGCGTGCTCAGGTGTGAATCCTGCTTTTCTAGCTGCTTTGTAGCATTCGTGCAAAGCGGTGTAATGCTGATCGATCTTTGATAATGGTTCAGGAGATTGGCGAACGACACGACGATTGATCTTTTTGCGTTTGATAGGTTTTCGAGTGTTCGCCATAATTAAAATTATCGCTTACTGATTAAGACAAACAGATCATCGACACGCTGTTCAAGTCTTGTAATTTGATCCTTGATCGAACTTCCAGAATTGGGTTTCAATTCTTGTAAGTAGGATTTAATAACCCAGCGCAGACCCAGCAATAAACTTGTAGATACGGCGGTTACGCCAACGGCTATACCAACCCATTCGTTGGCTGTCATTTCGCATTAAGTCCATAATCAGCTTCTTTGCCAGACTTTGGATCAAGTGCTTTAGCAAGAGGTGCAACTAATGCTCCAGCAAGAATTGCAAACTCTGGTCGGATGTCAGCAACAATTGCCAACAAGACAGTTATACCGGAAGCAGCCACAGCTCTTAAATATGACTTAATTGCAGCCTTGTGTTTGTTTGATAGTTTCATGCATTGCCTCCTAGTAGTGGGATGTTAAAGAACTCTGAATTCTTATCTTGATTTTTCTTGAAACTTACATGGACATGATGATTATGGGGATTGCCTTTATATTTACGCCAACGCCATCCAAGTAAAGGTGATGCAATTTTTGACTGATGGATTACATAACTGATGCGACCATTGGTTTTCCCATATGATCGAATTTGATCTGCCAAATATGCTGAAAGCCCTTTGTCGTCAGAAAGCCGAGCGTCAATATCAATTGCTCGCACGCATCCGTTTGTGTCTGGGTTGTGATCGCTCTTTCGTGCGCTATGTCTAGCATCACCAATCCACCCATCAGATTTGCGCAAACGCTCTGGGAAGGAATCATCGATCTGCTCACGCAACTGCACAGCTGCTTTTGACAACCAAGGTTTCATTACAAGCCTAGAGCGGTTAAGTCCTCAACAGTTAAACCAAGTCTTGCAAGTTTAGCCTGTGCTGCTGCCTTGGCTTCAACCTTGGCTTGCGCTTCGGCTTTTTTTGCTTCATCAGCAGAACGATCAAGTTCTTGTTGCTTTAATTCCTTAGCATTCAATTCACGCTCAACAACTTCGCCTGTTTCTACATTAACTATTCTTATCATTAGTTTACTCCATATACATAGACGGCTGAATCGCCAGTAAAATTACCAGTTGAAACATTGCTACTGAAAAAGGTTAAACTTGTAATTGCGCTTGTGCTGTTAAATGTTCCTCTGACTTGACTTTGAATATCGTCAGTTCCTCTATTTGAAAATGTTTGCGCAACTTTCAATTGAGTTGTGTTTGCATATAATGGAATACTCATTTCAAAATTTGTAACACCTTTATAGCCGGTTCCATTATTGACTTCACCAACAAACCAATAGGAAGTATTTGTCATGCTGTTATCACCATAAATAGCATTTCCAACTACCTGATAACGCATGTTGTAATAACTTGTGCTAGTTGTTCCATTAACTCTGCACCATACGGCTGCGCCATAACTGTTAGTCGTTCTAATTCCCATACCGACAATATAAAGATGTTTGTAAGTTCCGGGAATGGTAGAGATAGTTAAAGTATCTACTCCAGCCAATGAAGTGTTGCCCGTGTTAATCAAAGTCATACCGCCAGCAGCAGCAGGTGCAGCCCATTTAAGTCCGGTTGCTGTTGAAGAATCAGCAACTAGAATCGTGTCATTTGCTCCAACGGCTAATCTTGCAACTGTGTTATCAGCTGTTCCTGCAATCAAATCACCTTTTGCATCAACTGTGGATTTTGCTATTGCTGCTCCAGCGTTTGCGAAAACTGTTGTATCGATAGCAGTTCCAAGCGATCGGATTGCTGCTGCACCATCCTTGACCAATGCGGTGTCATCTGGAGTGCTCCAGCTATAATTTGTAGTAGTTGCCATTTTTCTCCTATTATCAGGCTACGATTGTAGCGTATTCCCATGTTAAAGTTGGATCTATTGTGTTCCATGCCTCAGTAATTGGCACAGTGCTCCAGCGCATAGCCACCTGACTAAACGCCACAGGCGAAAGGTTGATTGTCAGGAATAGTTCATTGAATCTAGTGCTCCAACGCCATCCTTCAACATACCCCTCAAAAACACCATTCGAGATTTGGGTTGGTAAGTTTTGGATATTTAACGGCTGACCCATAAAAACACCCAAAAGATTATCCCGATCGCTGTTATCAATTGCTGGATTGGTTATTGGGAAGGTTATGGATTGAAAGGCTGCTAGTGGAAATGCACGCTGAGCAATGTATCTATCTGCAACTTCTTGAGCATTAGTTCCTGAATGAATAGCCGAGTTAATGTTTTCGGCTTTATAGCCATATAAGGCAATAGATTCTGGACTTGTAGCAGTTGCCTGTGAATTAAAATTGTTTCCATAATTAATATAAATATCATTGCGAATATCTGCTGATCTTGTAATAGTCGATAATCCTTGACCTAGAGCATGTTTAGCGTCCAAATCAACATAACCATTGGCTGCTAGATAAGTCTGCCTGTGGTCTGCATCAGCATAACCAATATCTCCATTGGGGGCTTCATACATATAACCAAATGCGCTGTCGGCGATAAAACTTGCAATATTATAAACAGTATCAGGCTCAGATGATCTACTGGACATTGTGTAAAGCCCTGGTTGATCTATTTCACCAAGACCTTGATTTCCTGTTGTTGCCCATGTTTCGGTTGCATTATAGGTTGCCCAAGTTGTAGCTGCTGGAACATCATTCCATGATGCCAATAATACGCTAGACAACAATTCATAAATTTGGTCGCCATCCTCATCTTGCGAAAGATTGTCGTTGTAAATTTCTTTGGCAAGTTTAACCAATGAACCCATCGCAAGAATTGTGTAATTTACAACAGTTGCTAAAGATCCAGTTGCGCCAACCTCCACAGTCACATCAGTAACATCACCACCAAATAAATTTACATAAGTTCCGGAACTATCTTTAACTTGCAAACTCAAAGAATCGTTAATTTGAAATGGCAATGTTTGACCAGATAAGGCAACTAGAGCAACCTGCAAATAAGATGGATTAGGTTGAGTATAAATATCATCTCGACCGGCTTGATGGGCAATATCGCTAATAGCAATGTCGGTATAATCAACACCACCAACAGTTAATTTCCAGTCAGGTGTCCAGACTGTCATTATCGAGCCCTAGTTATCCCGCTGTTGTATAGCTGTGGAACTGATCTTGATGCGCTCTGATTCAACACCTTTGCAACGGCTCTTGCAGCACCTTCGGAATCTACGGCTTGGACTGTAATATTAGTGACTGCTGTTGTTCGGTTCTCTCTAGTATTTGCCGGAACTGCTGGCAATGGTGCTGCGCCAAGCATTCCTAATTGACTTGCACTTGGAGAAACATTTGGGATGTATCCAACATCTCCTCCGGGCTTAATAATATTAACAACTCTAATTGCTTGATTTGCTAATTCTGTTAATCCACCAACTACCTCTCTAACAAAATTAATGAATCCTGCAAGAATGCCAGCAAGTCCATTAATTGCTTTACCAAATGTTTCAGCACCTTTTTGACTTTGTGCTAGTCCTGCACTCAAGCCTTCATCACCAGTTAATCCTGCAATAAAGGCATTTAATGTTGGAATGCCTGTGTTATTTAGGAAACCAATAAATTGCTCAACCGCTGGAAGTAATGCAAAACCTAATGATTCCTTGGCTTCATCAAATCCAACTTTTAATCGATCGATCTTACCTTGGAATGTTTCAGCGTTTGCAGCTGCTGCGCCACCATAAAGATCCGACAATCTTTCCTGCACTTGAGTAAATGACAAAG